AAGTATAAACATAAAGATGAAAAGTTAGAGTTTTTATGGCAGATGCCCGACCCTGAAAGATATGGTCATATTATGAGAAATCAGTCATTTTATTTTAAGCATCCAAATATTACAATGCAAAATTTGGCTAAAACGGCTATATTATTCTCAAAGAATGTATTGCATGAATGGGTCAAAAAAGAAAATGGAAATAAACAGGATGCAATTATAATTAATAAGGAGAAATAATGGCAGAAAATGAAAATCAAGTAGAAGAAGTACAACAAGAAGTTAAAGAAGAGTCAAGTAAAGAACAAAATTTGCGTATTTTAAGGGAAAGAGCAGAAGAAGCTGAAAGGCAAGCTCGGGATATACGCAGGAGAAATGAAGAGCTTGAAGGATATGTAAAAAATTATCAACAACAGGCACAAAAGCCGGTTCAGGCAGATGAAGATGACCTTGGATTGGATGATGATTCATATCTTGAAACAAAACACTTTAAAAAATATCATAAAACACAGAAACAGCAGATTGATGAGCTGAAAAACGAATTGCGCAATGTTAAAGAAGAAGCGGTAACTACAATGTTACGCACGCAATTTAAGGATTTTGATTCTGTAGTTAATGAAGATAATATTGCACAATGGGCAAAAAGGGATCCAATTGGATATAGAACCATGTTATCTAATCCTAATCTGTCTGATCGTGGATATGTAGCATATAAAGCTATAATAAATAATGGTATAATTAAAAAAGAGGATGAAGTAGACAGGAAACTTGCAGAGAACCAAACTAAGCCCAAATCTTCAGCATCTGTAGCTGCACGTGCATCTGATTCACCTTTAGTAAATGCGGCAGAATTTGGCCGCAGGGTACTTTCAGAAGAACAAAAAGAACAAATAAGACAGAGAGTATCCCAAATTAAAAAAGGAATTTAACTTATCTTGATTTTCTATTGCTTTTTCATCTAATATTGCACTGACGTAAAGCGCTTCGTCAGTGCAATTTTATTTAGCGTAAAGGGTTTCGCTAGCCTATCAGTGTAAATAGGTTTCACTGAGCCTAAAGTAAGTAGTTTAATTTTACTTTAGAGGTAACTAACATGATAAATACTCCTGATACGTTACCCCCTGAAGTTCAGCAAACTATGGATGATATCCTTATTGCGGTAAGGACACCAAGGCTCATATATAAATATGGAGCCGTTCCAAGACGTTTGCCTGAACAGGGTGGTAATATTCTAAGAAGATCCAGATATGAACGACTACCAACAGCACCGATACCATTAGCAAATGATGGATCTACCCCTGATGGTGTGCTTTTGGAAAGGATAGATATAGATACGGAAGTAAGTCTTTATGGCTTATTTGCTGCTATTAATCAAAGAGTTGTTCTTTCTAATCAGGATCAGGTTTTAAATGAGGTTGCAGAACTTTGCGGCCTATCAATGCGTATGACAGAAGATCAATTGATCAGAGATTATTTAACTGGCGCAGCTTCCGTGGTCAATGCTACACAGGGCGGCAACGGCGATTTGCCTACAAATATTTCCGTAAATGACATTGCGGGCGTAGTAGGCGCATTGCTAACAGCTGATGCCTGGATGATATTTGATTCACAGGAAGGTCGTGATGCTTTTGGTACTGCACCATTGCCTAATGCTTTTATGGCAACTGCACATACCAGATTACAAAAAGATCTTAATGCAATGCCTGAATTCTTACCAAAGTGGAATTACCCAAGAGGTGATTTCAATACTTTGGATGCAGAATGGGGTGCATTGGATAACGTTAGGTTTTTATTGTCATCAGTAGCTGCCTATGAACCAAATGCGTCAGGAATGGGCGCAGATGTCTTTGACGTGCATATTATGGGTATGGAGGCATACCAATATGTCGAACAAGATAATTTTTCCAGCAGATTTTTATATAGGCCTCCGGTCTTTTCTGATCCATTGTTTCAGAATGTGACCTTGGGCTATGTAACTGCTTTAGGTGTGTCAATAATACAGGATCTCTGGATTACTAATTTACGTGTAACATTAGCATAGGAGAAAGAGATGAGTGTATTATTTTCAGGAACTAATCAAGGCAGGTACACACAGGGTGCAACTGCACAAAATCTATATATTCCTTTAAGGACAGATGTAGATTGGATGTACGTCAAAAATGAAACAGTATCTTATGCTGCCGGTGCAGGTACAGGTGCTGAATTCTTCTGGCAACGTGGCGACACTGCCGGCCGTGGCGATATTTATGTCAAAACAGCTGTTACAAATGCTTTAACTACCGGTCAAATTGCTGCCGGTGCCGGATTTTATTTGTATGATAATACAATAAATACTCCGGGAGCCGCTATTGCTACTGCTGCAATTACCGCAGGACCTCCTCCTGTTGTTGCAACTGCTAATACTGGTACTTTGGGTACTAATTTAGGACAAATAGTAAGATTGTTTGACCCTACAGGGGCATTACAATTATCAGGCTTAGATTTTGAAGTTGGTGCAGTTGTAGCCAACACATCTTTTGCTTTAAGATGGATGCCTGCAATTGTTGCTGCCGGTGCAAGTACAGGATTATACAGACAAATTCCTTATAATCCTTATTATTATCCGTCAACCAGAACAATTGTTTCGATTACTGCAGCTAATCCTGCCGTAATTGTTATGAGTGTAAGTCACAATTATACAATTGGCATGAAGGTTCGCTTTAAGGTGCCTGCTGATTTTGGTATGACACAAATGGACGGATTAACCGGCACCATTATTAATACTAATGCTGCAGCTAATTCTATTACTGTTGATATTGATTCATCAGCATTTACTGCATTTGCGTTCCCTATTACAACAGCAGGAAGATTTACACCTGCTCAGGTAATTCCTATTGGAGAAGATACAGGAATTGCACTTTATAATCCTACAACTGCAGCTAGCTATAATATATTGGCTGATGCTACAGAAAATAGGGCAAGTATGGGAATATTGTTAATGTCGGGTGCCAATTCACCTGCAGGAGTTGCTACGAATACCATTAAATGGATCGCCGGCAAATCTTATAATACTACAATAGTACCAACTACTGTTTAATAAATAGGGCCCTTTGGGGCCCTTAGTAAGGAGAATTATGAAAAATAAGTTACCGGATATATTGCCAAGTGGCATCATAGAAATGGCACCGAAGCCCGTTAAGAAAGAGATGTCCAAAACTGAAATGGAAAAGTGGATCGCCAGGGAACAGGAACGTGACAATGAGATGGTAGTAGGATTATTTGAATATAAGGAACGAAAAGGAAAGAAACTTAAATTCTTTAGAAAGATATATCCCAACGAAGATATTCAGATGTGGGAATTTGAGGATGGACAAGTTTATAGGATTCCCTATGGAGTAGCCAAACATTTGGCCACAGGAATATTTACACCCATTTATCAGAAGTTGCCAAAGGCGTATGGTGAATTGGGAAAAGCAATAGGTTCAGGTAGATTGGCTGGCGATAAGCAAATGGCTCTTATGAAGAAAAGTTATAGAACTGACTTTAAGAGTTTGCAGTTTAGGGAAGATGATTGGGAAACTAAGCAATCTGAGTTGGTTGAGGTTAAATTAGGAAAATAATATGGGTAACTATTATGCCTTGATGGAGCCGCCATATAAGCCTGCAATGAGAAATATACTGAGTATTACACAGGCTAATCCCTGTGTAATTACTACAACTTATGATGGTATTAATCCTGGGAACCATGATTATATTACGGGAACAATTTTAAGGCTGTATGTGCCTAATAATTTTGGAATGGTTCAGGCTAATTGGGTTATTGGAACTATTACTGTCCTTAATGCTACCCAATTTAGTTTCCCGTTGGATACAACATATTTTGATGTATTTGCAGCACCCGCTGTGGCTGCTTTTACGCCTGCACAATGTGTTGCTATTGGTGAGGATGCTCATATATTAACTGCTGCATTTATGAATGTATTGCCATATAGTTAAGGAGAAAAATGCCTAATACTTATACTACTTTACAGGCGATCAAAGATAATGTGCGCAAGTTAACCAGGTCGCCAAATATATCACAATTATCTGATCAGGAACTACTTGATAATATTAATTATGCTTATGAATATAATGTGCCTGCAAATGTGAGGTTATTTGAATTAAGAACTAATTTAAACTTTTATACACAGCCCAATATTGAAACTTATGAATCTGTGACTGCACCTACAACGGATCCATTATACAATTTTAAGAATATGTTCAGGGCAATTCATCCGCCTGCATATGTAGCAGGTGCATTAGTATCGTTTACGCAAAAACAGGATATATTTTATGGTTTATATCCGCAAAATGCATTTGTCAGGGATACACTGTTGCGAGGCGACGGAACTACCGGACCTTTTACGGGAACATTGAACCAAATACCCGTAATGCAAAATAGGGTTAGTTTCAATTGCCTTGATACTAATGGTAATGCTATGGTTCTGGCAGATACGCCTATAGACAACCTTACGGGCTGGCTGGATGTACCTTATGTTGCTGCCGGAACTTCAGGTAGTACTATCAATTACATTACCGGGGCATATTCATTAATATTTCCAAATAATACACAGAATGCAGCAATAATATATTCAGAAACATTACCATATAATGCAGGTCGTCCAATATCGATGTTATATTTTGATAATAAGATTATCCTGCGTCCCGTACCTGACAAGGCATATGAAGTACAAATAGAAGTTGAAGCCAGGCCTACTGCATTTTTAAATGATCCTGCTGCTAATATTTATATAGAACAATGGACAGATTATTTATCTGCGCTTACTGCAAAAAGGAT